CTGTTGCTATGGTAGAGTAGGAAAAGTTTTTATGTGCATCTATTGCCATAACATAATTCTACTCTATTCCTATCGTTCTTTCTACTTTTTTTCCTTTTAATCTACCCTCAAAGCCAATAAAGTACATTATTTCGCTTCCGCTGGGTATATTACTTAATATTTTACCAGTTTTTAATTCGTAAGTGGCGGTGGTGTGTTCTCGATGTCGTCTATAAAAGATAAGTTTCTTTTTACCTAATATATCTTCACCAACCTGGATAGCTTTACCTCTAATATGGAATAGGCCGGTTATTAAATCGACTGTGTATCTTTGGGGTATTACATTTACTTGAGAGATTAGTGTAAACTGTGCGACTTGATCTAATTTTTGGGTAATGTCATAAAAACACGACCTTTTAGGGTCGGTAATAGATATATCTTCTTTGTTTTGTTTGTAGACTGTGCCGTCCTTGAAGGTGGCTTCGAAAAGGTACTTGAGCATTTTATTGCCTCTCTGCCTATTGTATTAGGCTAATCTGTTATGTCTTCAATTATTGATTCAGCTTCTTTGCGCGCTTCCTCTATTTTTGCTTGTTCTTCTGATAAAGTATTAGCTTCCTCGTGTTTATCTATTAAGTTTTCAATCTCAGCTGTGATTTTACTCGCGGGGAATTTAATGAAAGAGTTGTCTTCGAAAGTAGCTACAATCTCACCGTTATTATCTACGGTTAATTCGGCTGGTTCCTTTTTTTGTGTATTTGCATTAAATATAAGTTTGGTAGCCATTTTAGTTTTCGTTGTATTGTAAAGTCAGGGTAACTTGTGCTGTATCCCCGGCTGCTGCCGAACCTGTAGTTTGTAGTTGAGTTGTTAGAAAGTTGGTATAGGCTGGAACTGCTGAACTTGAAGACGCTTTACCAGTTGCTTCAGGACCAGTAGCGCTAAAGAATACCGCTACACCCGAGCCTATTGCTATAGCTGCCGTCATATCAGTTGTTAAGTTGGCGTTTGTAGTAGTAGAGGGTGTCGTATAAAGAAGCCTGTCGCCATCACCGGTACACGCTGGTGTACCTTTTAGCGTTAAACCTGTACCAAAGGCGGTTAATGTATGAGCAAATAAACCAGCAGATACTTGATTGTATGTTCCTGAAAAGTGTCCGAAAGTCCAAAGTTCAAAAGAGTTATTTCCTGCAGTAATAGGAGCAGCAGAATAAGCTGTACCCTCTGTATCAGTATTTTTCCAGTTATTAACAGTTACTCCACCAGTACGGGTTGTACCCTTTGTTGGCGATCCTGTTTGTGTTCCTGTATCACGGTCCCAAGCAAATGTCGCTGCCATATAGTTTTAATTATCTACTAAATAAAATAGTTTTGCAATAGTTATTCTCTACTTGGAATGATCCCACATTCACAGTTAGGATGTAAAGGTGGATTTTCTATATTCGTATAGTTTATATCCAAAAGCGCATCCCCAACACTAAGTTCATCTCCCAGATTAGCAAAATTCTCATCTAATCCTACCTTCGTTCCATCCAGCTCTGCACAAAAAGCACAAGCATCGGGGTTTGCATACCATACCATATAGGTAACAAAGCCTGTTTGTTTGTAAGCCATCCGGGTAGCGGCGTTACTGGCTCTTAGTGTTTCCGTTCTTGAAAGTCTCTCGGCGCGCCAGCCTCTAACATCGCTATCGTAAAATCCTGATAATTCCTTTGCTATTGCTTTTACACTTTTTCCTTCTTGCAGACCATCAACAATTATTGAACCTAGTGATTTAATAGTCTCATCATTAAAGCGATACTGCATTTTATGGAGAGCATCTTTAATATACTTTTGTACTTGTGGGGTTAGTTCAAACTCCAACTCATCTGCCCCGGCAAACTCTAACGCTAGTTGTCCTTGCTCGTCTGCCAAGTTTAATTCTATAGGCAGTAAAGAAGCTTCAAAGGCTTTTTCTGCTTCTCTAAGGTCAATCAAGCCATCCTCTACCGCTTTAACCACACCCTTAGTTCCTTTAGCGTTTATTTTCCGCCAGTTCCTTAATACCTCGGCCTTTTGATCTTCTAATACGGGAGCTAAGGCTTTCTTAAAGCGTCTTTCGTATAGTCGTTGTTTTCTTAAAAGGGAAAGTCTAAAGTTTTCTTTTACTTCTACGTCTAGATTCTTTTTTTTTACAGTTTTAGTAATAGTGATATGCCCTTTGGCTTCTTCTATTTGTGGGCTAATTGGCTCCGAGGTAGTTTCTTCGTCTAAGGGCATTGAATTAAATAATACCCTTAACTTCTCACCCCCCTCGGCATCTTCTAATCCATATTCTTGACGTATCTCATTTCTGGTAAGCCAAGTATCTACACCGGCTTTTCTTTCTTCTAGCTCAAATGTTTTATCAGCCGGTATTATATTTTCGTGGGTAACTGTTAGCTGTTCGGTGGGATAGTATCTTTTAACTAGTGTTTGTAAGAAGTTATCTATCAAGTCCATCTTTGGCTCGATAGTCCGTTTAGCAAAGATATACTCAAGGGTTTCCACACTAGCTCTGCCAAATCCCTGACCTGTTTCCTCACCTAGTAAAGCCTTGGGTACTCTAAACATTCTCAATACTTCACCTACAGTTAAATCTTTTAGAGCTTGCATATCTATCTCATCAAGCCCTAGAGATGTTTTAGTAAAGCTAATCTCACTTTGTCTGATAAGAGCCGTCTTGCCGGCGTTCTTTGTACCTTCGTATTGCTCACGCCATTTTCTTGAGAATATCTTAAAATTCTCTTTTGATATGTCCCCTTTAACTGAAATAATACCGGCAGGAGAGGCGTTATTCTTAAAGAAGTTCTTTGTAAATAGCCTCGTGCTTTCCTCAGTCTCGATATAATCTATAGCCGCTTCAACGATTCCATAGCCTCGATAGGGGTTGTTTGGATTAAAGGTTTTAATATGACCTATCTCCTCTGCTTTAAATAAAGTTTCGGTTCCATTAGCTTTTCTTAGGCAATAACCAATAACCTCGCCGGTGTCATCAATCTTTAGACCCATCTTATCCGGGGGAAGTAGATATATCTCGGAGCCTTTAGAAATATTGGGTTTGCCAGTTAAACTACCGATAGGTATATACCAAAAGGATTCGCCGAGAATATCAATGTAGGTTTGGGTAGCTTTGAATAAATCGAACTGGGAAACTCCAACCTGTGGGTTAGCGATTAATTCTAAGAAAGGATGGGTGCTGAGAGGCTCTAGGTGGCCGTCAACTTGCCGTTTATTTAAATAGGGTTGATAATCTCCTACCTCATCAGATATTAAATTAACCGCCGCGAACACGATTCCTTTATACTTGCCTAACTTCCTAGTGTCTGCATAGTTACCGAACAGTTGATTAAAAGCAAAAGCACTATCACTATTATCTACTCCGCCAACAAGAGATTTGGCTATATTATTTAAACTTTCGGCTATCCTAGTTCTTAAAGACATCTAATCCTCATTATCAACAAAATCACTTTCTAACTCGCTAGTATCCTCATTATAGTCTAAATCGTCTGGTTCCGAAAGAGTATCTCCTATAACAACAAAATCACCGCCATCCCCCTCCTTTAGATAACTTATTCCGTATCTAACTGCATCAAGGGCGTGGTTCCAAACATCTTCGGGAGTATTCTCTGGTTTGCCATCTTTATTAAGTTTCCATTTATAATTGCGGTATTCTTTTATTAAATTGATAGAGGACTTAGTCACTTTAATCTTTTGATCTTGGACTAACTGAATTCCGTAATTTACACTTCCTGAACCCTTTACTGAAGGTACAGCATTAAGATCATATAGTTTTATCTCTTCAATACTTTTAGGCTCGGCGCTATCACAAATAACTACTGCTTCAGACCATTGTTTAATTAAGGCGGCTATTTGATTATTAGTTAGTCCGGTACGGTATAACTTCTCATCTAAGATATACCCACCATCAAGATAATAGATTGCTATTACCGCCGTAGGATCATTGGTATAACCAAAGTCCAAACCATACCCTTCTAATCTCGCTTCTTCCGGTATATGGTCAATAAATTCCCAATCTGTATAAATACTACCTTCTAAAATCCCTATCTCCCCAAGACCGTATATTCGCCACCAATTCTCTCGAT